TCTCCAAGTATGCAGTACTTCGTGAAGAGTTTTGGGTGTTTCACCTTACTCTTCCGATAGTACGCCCGATCTGCGGCAAGGTGTACAAGAACGTGATGGGAAAGGGCAAGGGCCGACCATGAGGAATACAAACCCATGGGCTGGCCTGTGCCGTACCTAACACGCTCATACACTGAACGCAGATGCGGTTCGCAGACCTCGAATTCCATGTTCTCCATGACTTTCGCCCATTGCTGGGCTATGTCCTGGTTGAACGTGGAACGGATGACCTTTTCTTGGAACCACAGAGGAAAGAGGTCGGTACAGTTACTATGGTCGAAAGACACACAATAGCTGTTGCCCTTTACAGGGACCGTCCACTTCCTCAGTTTCTCCACACCCTTTGCCTGATCGTAGGTGCAGTCCATAGGTATGGACCGCAATACTTTCATCAAAGAGATGTGGATAGGCTTAAGGGTCAACTGAACAGGGTAACCACCCTGCGCAATGATCCTCACTTTCCCTCCAGATTCTTCAAGGAAGGAGAGCTTGCCTATAAGACTTTTCCCCTCCGTCTCTACATTTCTGTAAAGATCGAAGTGGGTGGGTAAGATCCTAACACCGGTGGTTGAATACCGGCATATAGCATCCCCCAAAACCCTTAACGACTCAGCCAAAACAGGATAATCCTGCAAGGCATGATAGTCTAGATGTGATGTTAACATCAATCTACCGTTGGGGCCCTTCTTAAAGTTGGGGAGGCCGTGAAGATCGGCCTCCCGAAACTCTATTGGGGCCTTACCGGAAAGGTTTGAGATCCAGGGCACTTTCGGGAACATCTTCGGAAATCTATCCAAGAATTCCTGAAGTTCCTTAATGATGTCCTGGTTAATCTCTGTCTTAGAAACAATTATTTCCAGGTCCTTCAGGACAGATTTATCCTTCTTTGACCCGGGGAATAATTCATGTATCCGATAGGCGGAAAGAATAGCCTGTCGAATAAACATGGGGTTCCCAGAGCGAGATCGCAGCACTAGGCATGCCTGGTTTATAACCATGGGATCGCCTAGACCGTTGGATTTGGTAAAGTCAAGGGCACGGGGCTTAGCCCCTAGGGCAAGATCAGTAAGGTATGAATAAATTAATTTCAACCTCTTGATTCCGCCCAAACCCTCTGACTTCTGCCACTTGCGTCCTAAAAAGTACAACTGGAATACTTCCGTTTCCAGCTTGCGCAATTCAGGATAGGGTCGGAGAACTAACTCTACCATACTTTTGATGGTTTTGTGAGATTTCATCTCACCTCCTTCATTAGATGAATTAGAGTGATGATACATCAGTTCAACGTACCAAGAGTAAGTAGAGCAGTCGGGCCCTCCCTTCCCAC